CACGCTGTCGATGTAGCCATCGATGTTGGCAGCATCTTCCGCAGCCGGCACGCTGCCGACGTCGCCGCCCGTGATGATCATCAAGACCTTGAACTGTATCTCGGCGCGGGTTTTGCTCATCAGATGTTTTCCTGGTTAATCCCGCGCGACATGAAATATTGCCGCATCAGGTCATCACCCTGGATCGCATTGCGATCGTAACCACTGTTGAAAGAAGGTTGGCGTTCGATGGCATCACGCATTTCCGGCGTGATCCGAAGCTGCGGCGAAGGCATCTGCAAGGGTTGTGTAACTTGCGGCATCTGATTTGGCAGCACCATGCCAGCCTGCATCAATCCCTGCCAATATGGATGAATGGCAGGCATCTGTTGCTGCGGCATGCCTTGCCCCATCAATGAATCCCATATTTGAGGCATCGCTATTCCGCCGCGCTACCATACTGCTCGACGCTCTTCCTGGGCCGGCCACGCTTGCGCTTGACCTCGAGCGGAACGTAGTCCTCGAATCTGGCCGCAGGAGGCTCCGGTTCAGGCTTTGGCGCGTCTTCCGGCTCTGGCGCATCCTCAGGCTCTGGCGCAGGCTCCCGCACCGGCTCAGGCTTTGGCTTCGGAGGGTTCGCGATCGCCATCTCCGACAGCTCGAACACGGGATTGCGCGAGATCTTCCTGATCATGTGCTCGTTTTCGGGCGTGTCATCGACCTCGACCGCGATGCCGTCAAAAAACGTGTAGTCGCCCCACTCCGTCACCTTGCTATCGCCTGCCGGCGCGCGATAAATCACCGATACCTTGGCCATCTCTCACCTTCCCAAACAAAAACTCCGTCCAGGAAGGGACGGAGTTTGATTTCTTATGCAGCCCTGCGTCTTTTTGCCTTGCTGGCCTTGCTGCGGCTTGCAGGCTTCTTCGCCGCCGATCGTTTGACGACTGCCTTACGCCTGTTCGTGCTGATTTTTTTTTGGCTCATCCTTGGGATGGGCCATCTTTGCCTTGTCGCTCTTGGCCTCGACCGGCTCGACAACTGGCGGGGGCTTGATTTCCTTGGTCGTAAATGCCGGGTTCTTCTTGATCTCCTCCAGCGTGGCCCTGTTGGTATCGTTGTCGGTCACGTCGACCATCTCACCGTCGGCAAACCTGAACCCGCCCAATTCGCAGATCTTGTTGCCGTCTTTCGCATGATAGGTAACCTGAAAGCTCGTCATTATCCTTTATCCTCCAAAAAACCGCCCGGCTGCTCAACGAACAGCCGAACGAGTTGGTTCCTTCAAACATCAGTTGTCGATGAAGCCCTGCAGGTACAAATCAACCGTACCAGCAGCCGCTGCTGCCGACTGCAGCGTCACCGTGATCAGGATCTCCGTATCGACCAGGTTCTTGAACAGCAAACCGGTCGTGGCCAGCGTCTGCGTCGACGTTCCAGCCTGGCCGATCGTGGACGCACTGAGATACCTGTTTCCGGAAGAGGCATCTCCGACACTGAGCGTAACCTGCGCCGTGCCAGTGTCGATGTCGGTCGACACCGCAATGATGCCGGTCACGGTAAATCCAGCCGGAACAGTAAACGCTCCGATAGTGTTGGCCGTGACGTTGTCGGCAACCGAGATGGTTACCCTGCGACCGACGGTCTTCATGGTGCGGGCAAAACCCTGACCACCCGTCTGGGGCTGACCCCAATCCTTACGATTTGCCATTGGGGTCTCCTTAGTTGTCGATGAAGCCGGTCAGATAGGTGTCGAGCGTGCCGGCGACGTTGCCTGCTGCCTGCGTGCCGATCGTGATGATGATTTCAGTCTCGGTCAGGTTCTTGTAGAGCAGGCCGGTCGTCGCCAGCGTGGTATTGGTCGCCGCCGCAGCGCCCGCGGTGATGTAGCGGTTGGCACTGCCGGCATCACCGACGGTGAACGCAAGGCCTGCGGCAAATGCCGACGACACTACGGTAACGCCCGTGACCGTGAAGCCTGGCGGAACGGTGAACGCGCCCACCGTGTTGCCGCTGACGTCGTCGGTAGTGCTGACGTTGACCCTGCGTCCGAGGGTTTTCGAGGTGCGGGCAAAACCCTGTCCACCAATTTGAGCTTGAGTCCAGTCTTTACGATATGCCATCGCGATTTCTCCTGACGGTGGCGAAGTGTGAAGTTTAAGAGGTGAGATGATCGCAGTACCGGCAACGGGTGCTATCGACGCCGATTTTAGTTGACTGAGTATTATGTTTTGATGATATTAAATACATGCCGATTAAAACGATAGAATTGCCTGGCTCAAAAGAGCTCCATGCTCTCTTCGCATACAATCCATCAACTGGATTGTTAACTTGGAAAGAGAGATATCCATTGACGCACTGGAACAAGGTTCACAACGCTCGTGACGCCGGCAAGGAAGTCGGCGCCATAGATACTTGGGGTCATCGTCAGGTTCGCGTTAACGGTAAATTGCGGGCTGTTCACCGAGTCATCTGGAAAATGATGACTGGTAAAGATCCGAAAGAACAAATCGACCATATAAATGGCGTTCCAGATGACAACAGATGGGAAAATCTCCGAGAGGCAACTGCTTTGCAAAACGCTTGGAATAATGTCGGTAAACCATCAAACAAATCAGGACACCCAGGCGTTTTTCCCACAAAAACAAAACGATCTACTTCCAAGAAGTGGCGCGTAACTTTCAACACAAAAGGAAAGCGCCTTTTCATAGGAGATTTTTATACCAAAGAAGAGGCTATCGCGGCATACGACAAAACATTTACCGAATACCGCGATATCCGTTTCAAGCGTTAAGGCGCTGCCACAAAAGCGGTACACATTCCCCAATCAACCAGGTCGCCCGCAGTGGCATTGGCAACGCTGATCGGAGCCTTGGCGATCTTGGCCACGCCGTACTGCGCCTCGATGCCCATGCCGGTGACGAACTCGTAGTCGCCATCCTCGAGCCGCGTCGGGCGCGGCATCTGCCCCAACGCATAACCGAGCGCACCCTGGCCACAGAGAAACACCGGCTCGACGTCGCACGGTCCGGCGCCGGCAGCCACCAGCAGCAGGCGCTGGGTGATTTCCGGTATCTCCAGGTAGTAGACACCATCGAAGATCAGACCGCCGCCCGTGAAGATCGGGTTGTTGGAAGTCGGCGGCGATCCCTCACGCTCGCGCGCGTCACGATTGGCCTGGTACATGGTCGGATCCGCCTTGAGATCGCGCATCGCGCGCGAGCCCAGAAAACAGACATACCATTCCTGGTCCGTCGACTTGAGCTGGTAGGGGGAGATCTTCGGACGACCGTTGTAGACGCCGGGATTTGACAGCGTAACGCCGGTCTGCTGGGCAATGATCTTCATCAGCGAACCAACTGCCGCGGTCATCTTGTCTGCCGTGGTGTCGACGTTGCCGATACCGGAGGCGAACGTGCCGCCTGCCGTGTAGTTCGACGTCACCGCGCCGAACAACACGCGATCGTAATTGGCTTGTACCCAGGAATTCTTCTGGGCCGTCGTCGCTGCAGACCACTTCACGCCGTTGACACGGTTGCCGGGAGCCAGCAGGCGGTTGGATTGCACCGCGGAAGTCGGGATCGACGCCAGGGCATCAACCAGGTCGTCGCGAACCACCCGCTTCGACCAGCCGCTCAACAGAGAACGCGCCGCGGAGCGAACCGAGAACGAGCTCTCCTTGTTGACGGCACGATTGTTGGCGACCGCATTACGTGCCCAATCCGCCCAGATCGGAAAGCCGTAGCTGTCGATCTGCTCTTCTGCGCCGCGCAGCGTGCCGGCGCCGACACCTGGACCAGAGAGCTGCGTGATGAGGGGTACGTTGATTTCCTTGCCGTCGGCGGCAAGGTCTTTCATCCGGACGATCGGATAAGTCGAATCCGGCCCCATGAAGGGGTCGAACCTGGAGGAGCGCAGGAAATCGAACGCCGCTTGTTTGCGGAATTTGATGACTTCATTGTTGACATGATTTGCAGTGAGGGCCATCTGGCCGGTCCTTTCAATTTGAAAAAGACCCGACGCCTCACACCAAATAAAAAACGCCCCCGAAGGCGCGCCGTTTCACGTGAAATGCAATGCGGTCAGGTCGTGGTTTGATCCCAGAGCGCGTCGTCGGAGAAATCCTCCTGCGACGATCTCAACGCAGCAGCAGAGCGGGAAATGCCGTTCATGCTGGGTGGCAATTGCGTGTTGGGACGACCTTTGACCTGAGTAGATGCCTCGCTTCGCCAGGCTTCCATCGCAGCCTTGCGAAACTCGGGATCCTTGAGAAACTCGGAACGCACTTTC